CAATCGATCGACAAATATCGTGAGGCTGTTAAGAAGTTACTGCATCCTGTAGGATTGGCACTATTTGGTGAGGTTAGGGTTCAGTCTTTAATTAATGCTACATCTTCTGTTGTTTTAGAGATTTCTGATCTGTTGAGAATTATACGTCTCTTCATTGATATGAAGATGCACGCTGTTGGTAATTATAGAACTCCATATGAAGATAATTCTGCTCTAGATAAAGAGCAAGTGACACTAATTATCACTGACTTTGTCGCAAGCTGTCTACAGCTAATTACAACTACATCTGAATTCTTACCAACTCTGAACTTCCCGAATCTTACACCCGCTGAGGTTCATCTATTAGACCTAAGAACAGAACTTAGCGAATCGTTTAAGAGCATTATTTTTGAACTATACACATCAACTGCTATACCCAAAGATACAGCAGTGGTTGAAAATATAGCGAATTTGTTACTGAGATCCCAACCATCAGCTGGAACTCGTGTTTTTGGCACGAATTTAGGTTGGCTAGAGAAGTGGAAGTTTACAATTCCACCATATGCATCTGGTTCTAAGAACACCATCGGGGTATATACCGATGCTTGGAACCAGAACTATACTGGAACGAATAATCAGGGATATTGGGATTACTTTGCAAATACACAAATTAAGGATTTTGCAGACGTTATTATTGCAGACGTTATAAATAATCCTAATAGAAGAACAAATTTCGCACAAGAAGCATATATTGATATTATCAGAATTGATGGAACGTATTCTTTTGATTCTTTTGATAGTACAGAAACCATGGACTCTGATGCTATCACAATGGACAGTCAGGCAACATTTGATTCAACAGAATCACTAACATTAGATAGCACATCAATTCTAATGGATTCGATGTAATTAGGAGATAAAATGGCAAAATCAGTAATTAATACGGGAACAGTAGCTAATGACGGTACAGGAGATACTCTTAGGGCAGCTGGAATTAAAATTAACGATAATTTCTCGGAAATCTATACCGCTCTTGGAGATGGTTCTGCTATCTCTTTAACTGCCACTGCTGCAGAACTAAACACTCTAGATGGCATCACTGCTAGCACTACAGAACTAAACTATGTAGATGGTGTTACCTCTGCTATCCAAACTCAACTAAACTCTAAAGCCGCAACCGCATCGTTGGCTACAGTGGCTACCAGCGGAGCATATTCTGATTTATCTGGAACCCCAACACCTATTACAACTCAACTTACATTAACTGCTTCTACATCTGCACCAACTGTTTCTGCTGGAACTTTTGCTGTTGCAGATGGCGTATCTTGGGATCCAGATAGTAAAGCTGGCTCCGTACCTTATCCAGTGTTCTATGATGGAACTAGCTGGAATGCATTATATTAACCTATAGAGGAAATTTTTAAATGGCTGCTATTATTACTTCAAAATTCCGCATTCACAATGCGCAATCTTTCAAAGAGGGTTTCTCTGAGAGTGCAGCGACTAACATGTATCTTGGCATTGGTCGCCCACAGGCTTGGACAAACGACAATTCACCAGACACTCCAAAAGACGCTGTCGCAGAAGAATATTATTACTGGGACGATATGCTCGCTCTTAAGCGTGTTCAGTCCTCGGACGTATCTCATGCTGTTCCACGTCGTAATTGGACTTCTGGTAAATATTACGACATTTATCGTCATGATTATAATGGTTCCACTGCTGGTGTAAATATTGATACTGGCGGTAGTACTACTCCAGCAACATTGTTTGATGCTAACTTTTTCGTTGTTACTGATGAGTATAATGTATACAAGTGTTTAGATAATCGTGGCACTACAAATAATGTTGTAGCTTCTACAGTTAAACCAACAGGCAGTTCTACTTCTCCAATTACAACTGCAGATGGTTATGTTTGGAAATATATGTATACTATTTCCCCAGCTGATGTTATTAAGTTTGTTTCTACAGACTTTATTCCAGTTAAGACTCTAGGATCTAATCCTGGATCTACTGATGCTTATTACGATCAGTGGTTGGTAGAATCAGCAGCTGTTGATGGATCAATTAATAGTGTTCTAGTAACATCTGGCGGCACTGGTTACACTTCTGCTCCATCTGTTAATATCAATGGTGATGGTACTGGTGCTACTGCGACTGCTACTATCGACATTGGTTCTGGTGCTGTTACTGCAATTACTATTACTAATGCTGGTACTGGTTATACTTACGCTTCAGTTGGTATTTCTGGTGGCGGTGGCGCATCTGCTGCAGCAACTGCTATGATTACACCAAAGGGTGGTCATGGATCAGATCCAGTTGAAGAACTTGGTGGTTTCTATATTATGATGAATGTCCGTCTTGAGTATGATGACGGATCTGGAGATTTCCCAGTTGATAATGATTATCGTCGTATTATGCTAGTTCGTGATCCATATAATTATGGAACTACTACAGTATCAACAGCATCTACAGTAAAAGCCACAAAAGAACTTACTGTTTCTGGTGTAACAGGAACATTTACACAGGATGAAACTATTACTGGTGGAACATCTGGCGCAGTTGGTCGTATTACAACTGTTGACGGATCTACTATTCGTTACATCCAACTACGCACTGATAATACTACTGGCGCATCATTTAGCTTGACTGAAACTATTACTGGTGGCTCTTCAGGCGCAACTGGTACAGTTGCCACTAAAACTAACCCAGAAGTTCAGCCAGATAGCGGTGATGTGATTTATGTGGAGAATCGCCGCCCAATTAATCGTGCCGATGATCAAATTGAAGATATTAAGATTATTGTAGAGATGTAAATAAATAATACAGCAGAAGCCAACAACGGAAATTCCAAATGACTATTAATTTTAATGTATCACCATATTATGATGATTACGATGAAACCAATAAGTATCTTCGTATTCTTTTTCGTCCAGGATACCCTGTTCAAGCAAGAGAATTAACGCAGCTACAGTCCATCATTCAAAATCAGATTACTCGTCATGGAGACCACATCTTTAAACAGGGTGCAATGGTTCTTCCTGGACAAATTTCATATGATGATGGGTTTAATTATATTAAGGTTCAAGATACATATAATGGAATTTCCGTTGACACATATATTGAAGAATTGGTTGGATATACTATTGTAGGTAATACTACTGGTGTTAAGGCTAAAGTTGTAGCTGTTTCAACTTCAACAAGTACAGATCCTGCCACATTATATGTAAAATATGTTCAGGCTGGTGATGATACTCTAACTAAAGTTTTTCAAGATAATGAAATTCTTACAACAGAAGATTCCCCAACTGCCAGAGCATTTACTAGTGCTATTGCTGATTCTACTGGTGTGGGTTCTGCTGCACAGATTGAACGTGGGGTTTATTATGTTAATGGATTTTTCATGCTTGTTGAGCCACAAACTTTGCTTCTCGACAAGTATAGTAACAATCCTTCTTATCGCATAGGTCTAAAATTAACTGAGATCATAGTTACTCCAGAGGAAGAATCTTCATTACAAGATAATGCTCAGGGTGCTTCTAACTTTGCAGCCCCTGGTGCTCATCGATATGCTGCTACTTTAACTCTAGAAAAAAGAACAATTGAAACTGAAGATGATAAAGATTTTATAGAACTATTAAGAGTTAAAACTGGAAATATTCAATATAAAGTTCGGACAACAGATTATTCTGTATTAGAAGCTACTTTGGCTCGTCGCACATTTGATGAGTCTGGTAATTATACTGTTCGTAATTTTCCAATTGATGTTCGTGAACATCGAAATAATAATCGTGGAGTATGGTCAGAAAATACTTCTTATATTATAGGAGATATTGTTTCCTACACTATTTTGGGAACAACTAATTATTATACTGCAACAACCACTGGTATTTCTGGATCTCAGCCACCAATTCATTCTTCTGGGTCTTCAACTGACGGTGTTGGTGGTGTTACTTGGAAGCAAACTAGTATTTTGTCTTTGATTTATAATCGTGGTATCTACAATCCAGCTACTGAGGGTGGTGATGAGGCTAAATTAGCTTTTGGTATGGAGCCTGGTAAAGCATATGTTCAGGGATATGAGATTGAAAAAATTGGCACAGAATATGTAGATATTGATAAGTCTCGAGATTTTGCTCGGATTAGTGATACTCAAATTGCAGCTACAGTTGGTAATTATATTAAAGTTACCAATCTTCATAGTGTTCCTAGATTTGATTTGTATCAACAAGTTGATTTGTATAATGAATTGACAACATCAGGTGGAAGTAGTGCTGGTACTAAAGTTGGAACTGCTCGTATTCGTGGAATCGAGTTAGAATCTCTTGGTGCTGTTCGTACAGCTGACATATACAAAGTTTTAATCTCTAACATCACTTTAAACTCTGGTGTAAATTTTGATCGTCAAGTAAAACAACTTTATTATAATACTGGTGTCACTGCCACTAATTTTACAGCAGACATTAGCCCAATTTCTACTTCTATTGTCGGGTCAGCAACTGCTTCTGCCTCAACTACAATAACTGGTAATGGTACAAAATTCACTTCAGATCTTATTGTGGGAGACTATATTTCTCTTGGCGGTACTGTTCGTCGTGTTACTGCTATTACAAATGATATATCAATCACAGTCAATGCATCCACTAGTGTTACTGGTGTTGCAATTTCTAGATTCTCTACATCAGTAAACGAGCCACAAAATTCTTCACTATTGTTTCCTTTACCATTCTATGCTGTTCGAAAACTTCGTAGCATAGATGATAGTACGATCGGCACTTCTTATACAGTAACTCAACGATTTGTTCAAACATCATCTACTGCTTCTGGTGGAACTTGCACATTAACAATAAATGCAGTTGGATCTTCAGACACTTTCGGGTCAGCAGCTGAGATTGATAACTATTTGTTGGTAGATAATACAACTGGTAATGTTGTAATTCCAAATAACATTAGCGTTGTGACTCCTTCTCTCCGTCAGGTTATTTTTACTCTGGATGCGTCACTCGCTTCTCTTCAATTTATTATTTTTGCAGCTGTTAAAAAATCATCTATTGATGCCAAAGAAAAGACCAAAACTCTGACAACTGCTACACTGGATGTAACAACTCAAGCAGCGGCAACGGTTTCTTCTATTAGGCTACAAAAAGCTGATATCTGGAAGATTGTTAGTGTTAAAATGGATACGCTGGCCACACCAGGTAATTGGGCAAGTGCTTTAGGTACTTACACCAATGATATTAGTGATTATTATTTACTTGATGATGGGCAAAAGGATGAGTATTATGATGTTGGATCAATTATATTAAACAAAGGGTATCCAGTACCATCTGCTCCTATTCGCATCACATTTGAATACTTTGAACACGGTTCTGGCGATTATTTCTCAGTAGATTCTTATACAGACTCTGGTGTGAAATATGAAGAAATTCCAACATATTCTGCCGTCCAATTAAGAGACGTTTTAGATTTTCGCCCACGTATTGATAACACTGGTACAGATTTTAGCTCTGCGGGTTCTTCATTAACACAAATACCAAAACGTGGTATTAATATTGAAGCTGATTTGTCTTATTACCTTGCTCGTAAGGATAAAATTGCCATCGATTTTAATGGTAAATTTTTCCAAGTTAGAGGTGTTCCATCTTTAAATCCAGCAGAACCACAAGATCCAACTAATGCAATGGTTCTCTATAAAGTTACTTTAGAGCCATATACATTTTCAACATCTGCGCCAAGTGTAGTTATACAATCTATTGATAATCGTCGTTATACAATGCGTGATATTGGTGCTATTGAAAAACGACTTGATACTTTAGAGTATTACACATCGCTTTCACTATTAGAACAAGAAACTGCAAATTTAACTATCCAAGACGATGAGGGATTAGATCGTTACAAAAATGGATTTATTGTTGATGGATTTTCTGGACATGGTGTTGGCGATCCATACAATTCAGATTATAAGTGTTCTGTTGATATGGAGAAAAATGAACTAAGACCATTTTTCCGTATGGACAATGTTAATTTGATAGAAAAAAATTCTACAACTTCTCAAAGAGTTGCGTCTAATTATCAATTAACTGGTGATGTAATCACTCTACCTTATAGTAAGATTGAATTTATCAAACAGTCTGTAGCATCTAGAGTTCAAAATATTAATCCATTTGCTATATTTACATTTATTGGAAAGATTGAGCTCAACCCATCTTCTGATGAGTGGTTTGAGGTAGATCGTCGCCCAGATATCGTTAATAATGTTGAGGGTAATTTTACTGCAATTTCAACAGTATTAGAAAAATCTGGTGCTCTTGGAACTGTTTGGAACTCATGGCAAACG